TTATTCATCATCCGATTCCGCGCTGTACTCCACATCAGAAAGTTTAACCTCAAGCTCTAAGCCCGTCGTGAAGCCGCTATTGTTCAGATTGTGAGTCACCTTACTGATTAACCAAGATTGCTCGTCTATGACGCGCTTAAAGCCTGATACGCGCACCGGTACCTCAGGGAATAAATCGGCCCTACCAAGCGCCAGCGTAATTGAAAACTCCGCAACGCCTCGCTGCAGCTTATCCCACTTAGCCTGAGCGGCGCGCATCGCCTGCGCCTTAGAAGCGTAGACAGTCGTCAGCGCCAGCACGTTATCGGCCTCACCGGCCATATACTCTCCCTCGCGCGCCTCCGGCTCTTTTTTGGCCTTTGTCTTTTTGCTAACCGGCTTTGCTTTCGGGTGCTCCAGTGCGCGCAGGTGCTTCTCTTTTGGCTTACGCTTCAGCGTCACTTTTTGTTTTTGCGGCTTCGGGTCTTTGGTGTGCAACCATTTTGCCGTTACGCCGGTGTAAGCCCCACGGTCGGCAATAGCAAACTGGTGACGGTCGCCATCGCTGCGGGTCAGTGTCATTTGTGGGACGGGTTTACCGCTGGCCGTCATCGCACTACCGGCTTTCAGAAACAAGAGTTTCCCCGCTTTAACTGACACCGCCGCCCCATTGCGGTCAGCCAGCCGGGTCAGAAATACGGCGTCGGACTCCTGCGACTGGTCGATATGCGGCACCGGTATTTTTTTCAGTGAATCCGCGATACTGGCCGTCAGTTTATTGCGCTTTGCAATGGTGCTGACCAGCTCACCGAGGGTGGTGTCGTGCCACGATTCTTCACGCCGTGAATTGAGCGTTCCGCGAAAGTCTGCACTACGCGCCCGGATGGTCAGGGTATCAGGCGCGCCCCGATGCTCAATCTCATCGACCGTGAAATCGCCCTTATTCAGAAGCGCGGAACCCTGCCACCCAAGCCACAGCGTCAGCACCGCCCCGCGCAGGGGTAACTCGACTTTGCCGTCAGTGTCGTCGAGCTCAATGTCGAGCTGGTCAGCCTCAAAACCCCGATTGTCGGTCATGGTAAGAGAAATCAGCCGGTCGCTAAAATTGCTGGTAATGTCCTGACTGTTCAGTGTCAGCATAAACGCCGGTGCAAGGCTGGCACCGGCATCAATAGTCATACCCGTAATCATGCTGTCAGCCCTCCGAGCGCACCCAGCAGCTTATCAGTGAGATTACCGGCAGAGCCGAGAAGCTCGCTGGCCTGCTTATTCAGGTCGCCAAACATTGCCGTCAGTGATTCGTCGACCCGTTTCAGCGAAAGGGTGAAATCAATCTTTCTGGCCGCGCCGTCGCTGAAAAACTCGGCATGCGTGGTCGACACCTTATCGACGATATACATCCCGAAGATATTGCCGGTTCCCTCAATAAGCGGCCATGCTCTGCCCTCGTCGGCCATCAGCTCAACAGCCAGCAGGGATATGCGACCGCCGGTAATAGCAGGGTAAAGCGTACCGGCAAGCTGGATCGAGTTCTCCCCCTCGCCGAGAAACTGATACGCAGGCGGTTTACCTACTCTGTCATTAGACGCCCAGCGGTAATCCTTCGAGTGCTGCATCGACTGATAAGGCAGGGTGCGGCGTTCAAACACAAACATTCCAAGCGCAAGCATCATCGTTTATTCCTCTCAGTCATGACCCATACTGGCACGCTGACGCGCACGCTTTTCGCGCTCAATCTGTTCGAGCGTGTCGCGTAGCTGTCTGTCAAGCTGATGTCCCGGTGCAACACCTCCCGGCAGAGTGATGTTGTATTCGCTTTTACTCTGGTCAATGTAAGAGCGTCCCGTCGGTGCGGTAACTGGCTGGTAAGCCTGATAGCCGCCATATGTGCTGGTTGCCGGGATGTAGGAATTACCCTGCGTAGCGGCGTTGGTTTTGGCGGCAGTCTGGTCGAGGCTGTCCGATTCTTTGTTGATGATGCCGAGTTTTTCGAGAAGCCAGTCGACACCGCTGCGCAGCTTGTTAAAAACATTGAGCGGAGCCATCAAGGCAGAGGCCAGTGCCTGACCAAATATGACGCCGACATTTTTGCAGCTATCAAGCGTCTCCTGCGTGGCCTTGACCGGTGCAATCAGGTCTTTAAACCATTGCCAGACACCGCGTAGCTTCTCACCGAGTCCGTCAAAAATGGGAGCCAGTGGAGCGAACATTTCTCCGACCGGTGCAAAGGCGCTCATGATGCCCTCAATCACCCCCGAGAAAAATGCGCTGATGGGCTCCCAGTATTTGCGGATGAGTAGCGCCCCGGCCACAATCGCCGCACCGACGGCCACAATCGGCCAGGTAATCGCACCGAGCGCTGTCACAATGGCACCACCGGCGACGGTAAAGACCGTACCCAGCACGCCAGCAGCGGCGATAATGGCATTAATCCCCATGACAACCGGCCACGCAACGAGACCAATACCGCCGATGATACCAATCAGAGCAAGTGCGCCACCGGCGATAATGCCGATAGTCGTCGCCAGCCCTTTGTTCTTCTGGATCCAGCCGTCGAGCTTTAACACGTATTGCGTGGCGGTTTGGGTGAGTTTACGCAGCGAGCCCTCTTGCTGGTCAAAAAGGTCGGTACCGACTGCCTCATAAGCAGACTGGAACTCTTTAAAGTCGCCGCCGAGGTTATCCTGCATAATTTTAACGAGCTCCGCCGTTTTCCCGTCCGAGGCTTTCAGCGTTGCAGTTAGCTTGTCGAGTTTGCCACTGGCTGCAGCAGCGAGTAACACGTTTGACGATTTCAGCGCTTCCTCTCCGAAAATCGTTTTAAGGTATTCCCCCTGCTGCGCATTACCGAGTTTATGCTTATCAAAACTCGCCTGAATTTCTTTCAGGATGGTAAACACCGGGCGCATATTCCCTTTACTGTCAGAGGTTTTAACGCCCAGCTCTTTAAGAGCCGTCCATGCTTTCCCCGTTGGTGCCTGCAATCGGCTAACGACAGCACTGCTACCAGTCCCGGCCATTGAGCCTCTTATGTTGTTGTCATGTAGCACTCCGGTCATTGCTGCAGCTTGCTCAAGGCTAACGCCTGCGGTTTTTGCTACCGGCCCGAGGTACGTCAACGCATCACTGAGCCCCTGAAAGTCAGCAGCGGATTTATTCATCGTTGCCGACAACACATCGCCAACATGACTAACATCACTATTCTGTAACTGAAAAGCTGCTTTTGTACCTAACAACAGTTGCGCGTTTTCCTCCATAGACCTTCTGTTAGCCAGCGCCATATCGAGCGTGACAGGGGTCGCCGCCTGAATAGCAGCAGCGTCACCGCCAGCTTTTGCAATGATAATCTGCGCACCGGCGGCATCATCGGCAGAGGCGGCAGTATTGTCGCCGAGCTGGCGCGCCTGTTTGCGTAGCGCCTGCATTTCAGGCGACTGCTTATCGACCCCGAGCACAGCCTGCAGTTCGGAATTTTTCTGTGCAAAGTCATAACCGGGCATCAGTAATTTCACCCCGGCCATCGTTCCCGCTGTCGCGATACCAACCCCGGCAGCACCTGCTGCGGCCATGTTACCGGCAAGCTCCTTGCCTGACTGGTATCGGGCTTTAACCCGGCTTAATTTTGCCTGCTGCGCACTGACGCGCGCCAGTGCCTCACGCTGGCGGTTAAGCTGCGCCGTCGTTTCGCTTATGGAAGTTTTGAGCCGACGCTCATCAGCAGACAGGGTGCGGGTATTAATACCGGCCTGCATCAGCTCGGAGCGCTGGCGCTGTACTGACGTCCTCAGGCTGTTGTATTTCGTCTGCAGCTCAGAGGCGGCACGCTTTGCCGCTTCGAGTGCCTGCGCCTGCGCGCGGGTCGGACTGGTGGTGTTTTTAAACTGCACGGCCAGTTCACCGGCTTCGCGTTTCGCTTTCTCAAGCGACTGGCTGGTTACGGCTAGTTGCGCGCTTGCCTTACGAAAGCCGTCGATTTTCGATGCCTGACCGTTCAGGTCACGCAGCCCTTTTTGTGTGTCGCGAATATCACCCGAGAGGGATTTACTCGCGGTCTGGATGGATTTAAGCGGTCGGGTCGCCTGGTCGACCGCTTTCAGCAATACCTCAAGCCTCAGGTTATTACTCATTGTGGTTTCCGCTACGCTGCAGCGCCTTTTCGCGCCATGTGATGAGCTCGGTCAGGCTCAGGGAATAGAGCTCTGATGGCGGCCAGTGGAATATCACCGCAATATCCGCCATCAGGTCATCGGTCGACAGCTCGGGCGGAAAGTCTATTCCGCCGAAGCCGGTGACAAAAAACCAATCACCTTAGCGGCCAGCGACAGCATATCGGGCAGGTTCATCGCGGTAAGTTCCTGCGTGGTAAGCGCGGGATAGGTCATGCGGGGCAGCACTTTAATCAGCGCATCGACTTCGGACTGCGCCACCGCCGCCAGACTGACACCGCGCAGGGTACCGGCGTTTGGCTCAATCAGGGTGACCTTATCAATCGTCTGACCGGCGCGCTTAATCGGCTTGTCGAGAGTCACGACGTTCGGATTTACGGTGTCGATTTCGTTGCCAGCCGTATCAACAAATTCAGGGGTTTTACGTGGTGCTTTAGCCATGATTTTTCTCTGCTCTGAATGGGGGTTAATAACCGGCCAGCAGTGCTGACCGGTCAGGAAATTACAGCCCGATTGCGCGGCGGTGCTGTTCCAGACGGTCGACGCCGTTCACCTTCTCGACCATGTTGACGGTGTCGATTTCGATGACGTCGCTACCATCAATCGTGAGGCGGTAGTAGGTGCAGACAGTCGACAGTTTGGTCGAGGTGTTTTCACCCTGCTTATTCTCGCCGCCGTCGATTTCTTTATGACGGCCACGCATGACCACCTCGACCGCGATGATTTCGCCGGTGTCGTCACGCTGGTAAGAGCCAGCAAAACGCAGCGGCACGGCATCAGCACCCGGCGCGGCATACTGCGCCCACAGCGCCACATCGGGCAGGCCACCGACAGACCATTCGACGGTGAGCGCATCATCGTCGAGGCCGAGGTCAATTGCCGCCGCGCCGTTCATGCCGCCGCCGCGATAGTTTTCGAGCTTGCGGGTCAGTTTCGGCAGCGTCACGGATTCAACAACGCCCATGTAGCTCAGACCGTCGTTGAACATGTTCAGATATTTGAGTTTGCGTGGTAGTGCCATGTTGTTTCAGGCTCCTTAGCTGTTGACCGATTCAGCCAGATTCACCAGATATTTATCGGTGATGCGCTGGCGCAGGGTCAGGCTTTCCAGTGGTGGAACCGGCGTATAGTCGTAGTCGATATACAGTTTCCCGGCCTTGAGGGTTTCCTTGTCGTTCGATTCCTCGTCGAACCAGCATTCACCGTCCACGATGTAGCCATTAGATTTCAGCTCGCGGAATTTGGCGTTAATGCCGTCGACAATGTCACGGATAAGCGATGCGGTGATGGGCTTATCGACCGCCCACATATGCGCCTCGGCCATCGTGTCTGCCAGCACCTGCGCGGTGCGGGTGTAGTTCTCAAACAGGAAAAGCGGGTCATCAGAGCAGGTGCGGTTACCCCAGAAGCGGAAACCATCCTTACGCACCAGCGTCGTGACCCCGGCCTCGTTGAGCAGGTCAGCATCAGTGCCGGATGCCTGCAAATCCCAAAAGACTGACGCGCTGATGCCGGTGACACCCTGCACGCCAACGTTAGACAGGGTTTTGTGCCAGCCGACAGTCTGGTCGATATAGGCGCGCAGGCCGAGCGCTCGGGCGGAGGCGTAGGCTGTTGCGGTGGCGTTCGTGGTGGTGTCCCATGCGAGGAAATCAGGCCAGATAACCATCAGCTCGCGCTGGCTGAAATTGTCGCGGTATTTGATGGCGTCTGAAATGGTCTTACAGCCCCATGCGCTGACATAACCAAACGCGCGCAGGCTGATACATACCGACGCGAGTGCGGTTGCGACTTCCTGTGTATCGAGACCCGGCACGCCGAGAATGCGCGGCTTAACGCCGGTGACTGCTTCGGCAGTCAACAGTGCCTTGATACCGGTGTATTTACCGTTCTCATCCGTACCGCCGATGATGTTAGAAATGGTCTGCGCTTCGGCGTCTTCTCCGGTACCTTCGGCAACACGCACGACAACGGTGACGGGTTTTGACTGGTCGGCGATAGCCTGCAGGGAAGCAGACAACGTGCCTTTTTTACCGGCTTTCGCAATGGCGCTCTGCACATTGGTAATCAATACCGGTTCATTGAGGGGGAATGTCGCGGCATCTGCATCGCTGGCCGTGCAGACCATGCCGACGATTGCGGTTGCGACAGTGGAAATGACGCGGGTGCCGTCGTTAATCTCAAGCACCTGCACGCCGTGGTGAAAATCACTCATCCGGTTAACTCCGTGGTTAGTGGGCGAGTGTTATTGTCCTGACTGGTCTGGTGAGGGGCTATTTGTCGGCGATGGATAGCGGATGACACATAAACAAATCAAAAAAAGACGGGCATCAGCCCGCCCTGCATTACTCCGGTTTGACCGGCCACTCGATATCCGGCGCTGTTGAGGCGTCGACCGCGTTCAGCGCCTGAATGTATTTCATCCACGTAATCAGGCTGGCTTTGTCATCCTCGCTGATGATGCCGAGCTGCAGCTCGGTTTGCCAGAGGCTGACTGTTCTTTGCGCCTCGGCCAGCAATGAGGCTTTTTTCTGTTGTGCCGCCGCAACCTGACCGCCTTTCTGCGCATCAGCATCCGTAACCCATTCGCTACCGTTCCAGCGGTCATACGGCGTCAGCGGTTCGATGGTGGTCACATTATCAGGATAATCACCGAGCCCGGTAATCTCGACAGGCTGGCCGGTCTCCGTGTCATACACGGTCTCGCCCCGGTGGTCGACAACATAATCCCACCCATCAAGGCTGACCGTGCGGCAAATGGCAAAGCCTGCTTTTTCATCGACCGGCGCATCGATACAGGAGTTAGCCGGAATCCCCACGCCTACCGCAAGATACTCGGTGGAAGTCGAAAGAAACTCGCGCGTTTCCCCATCGAAGTTATAAACAGTCATATCACCGGCTTTTGTGGCAATGCCATTTTTGTTCAGTGTTGCTTTCGCCATTATGCCGCCCTCACGATGTAATTAAATGCGATGCTGCGCGGTCGTGTTTCAGCGCCGCCGGTATTACCGATTCGCCCCCGCGTATGCAGAGTGGGCGATGCAATGAGACTGCCGGGTGAACCAGCATCCAGCCCTCGCCCCTGAGCATATGTAGATTTTACAATCACCCCAAGTTCCCACTCATCTGACGATTCATAATCAGTATTTGAGACTACATAGTGACGGTGCTTTTCCAGCATGCCCGCCGCCCACCCAAGCAGCGCCTGAGAAGAATTAATCCCGCGTCCGTCATCCCAGCCACGGATAAACTCACCACGTAAATCAGGTAAATTTCCCGACGGAAATACTGCAGCCAGCCCCGGATATTTCACCTTATCAAATGCCGCGCCGTTGCATTTCAGCCAGCCTGTCGGCGGTGTTGCTGACGGGAAAGGAAGTGGCACACCTACTGGCGTATATTTCGCAATATCGGAAATTTGCAGGTACTGCGGGTGCGGGTTTGCAGCGGCGAGGTGTGCGGCCAGCAGACTATCGGCATAGGCTTTCACCTCGATAATCTTATCGTCAACATACTGGCGCGTTGCCAGCACGACTGACGGGTCGATTTTCAGGGTGATTGCCGACGTGCTCGACACAATCAGAATCATGCGAATGGTCTGAGTGCGGCCGCTTCCCTCCTGCAGTTGCGGCTTGTAGGTCTCCGGGCAGTTCGCCACGGCAATCAGAATGCCGTCGTCATCGTAGAGACCAATCTCGCGGATCCAGAAACCGCCCTCATTCTCGGGAATAATCTGTTCCGCGATAATCTGGCTGGTATTGGCCGGGTCAACGGTCAGCAGGTTCAGCGGCGCGATGCGTTTCTGGTTAATGAGTTTCGTCTGCGCGGGGTCAGGGGTCGGCAGCGTACCATTCGCATCACCGACGGCCATTTGCGTCAGGTTGAGTTTGGTACCGAGTGCCGCCGCGTTCGCCAGCCGCGCCGCGCCCTGATTGGTCAGAATGGCAAAATATTTTGCGGTCATGCGTTCACTCTCAGGTTATCAATCAAATGGATGGCCGAGGCCGGGTAATATTCACCGCCGACGACAATTTCCTCGGGGGTATAGGGGTAAACAGTCAGCGCGTCACCGTCGTAACATCCCGCGCCAACATACAGCTCGCCGGTCGCACTCAGGCTGATAGCCAGCCCTGTCAGGTGACGGCTTGCCGGTTTGGCGTCTTCAATCAGGCGCTCAAGCTCCTGATACATTTCGTCAGTGATGCCGCTATCGAGCACGCCGACAACAAGACGGAATGTGCCTGGCTCCTCGTCGAGCTGCCACCACTCGCGCACCTCAATCAAAAAGCCGAGCGGCTCAACCACCCGCCGCAATGCGCTGATGGTGCCTTTGTGCTGATGGACAAAAAACGAGGAGGCGCAGACGCTGCGCTTTGTTGCCTCCGGCCACTTCTCATCCCACCTGTCGACCGACAGCGCCCACGCCAGATACGGCAGCAGGTTTACCGGGCAGGTGCGCCAGTTCCAGAGGGTTCGCAGCGGTACCGGCACGCGCTGAATCTCAGAGAGCGCGGCAGCGGCGGCAACCTCCAGCGGCGACGAGCCAACGGGTAGCAGCCTGTCACTCATCCGAGCCCCCGATAGTTATCTGGTACTCGGTGCAGTTCGACGCCTGCGACTTACTGAGCACAATGTCGGCCTGCGGTGATGCCAGCTCGACACGCTGCACCCCCTCAACATGCAGCGCCGCAAAAATAGCCGACAGGCGGATATCACGCCCGAGGCGGTGCTGCGCGCTGATGTAGCTCTGCAGCTTCTGCTCTGACGCCTGTCTTATGGGCTCAGACTCGGGGCCGGGATAAACGTAGAGCGTCGCGTCAATCTGGTACGGCACAATCTCGGCTGACTGGACGGTCACCCGGTCGGCCACCGGGCGCACATCTTCGGCATTCAGCGCTTTATCAACAATCGCCAGTAAATCAGGACTGGCGGTGCCGTCACCCTCTCGGGACAACACGGTAATCGTCACGCAGGCTGGCGACGGACTGGCGACCGAAACGTCAGCGACCCGCCCGTCGGCACTGCGACCGTGATACTCATATGCACCGACCGGCCCCGCCACGCTCAAACCCTCAAACGCCTGTTGCGTGCGCAGACGCAGGTCGGTGTCGGATTCCATAACGGCAGGCGTCGGCGGGATGGTGGTGTCATCCGCCGGGGTGATGGTCAGGCGTTCGGTATTGTTGTTCCCGGCCACGACGTCGAGGTCGTTACCGGCGGAATAGGCCAGCGTTACCGCCTGCGCGGCTTCGTTCACCCGCTGACGCCAGATAACTTCACGGTAGGCGTTTTCCTGCAGCAGCTTAACAATCGGCTCCGACTCAAGTGCCAGCGTCCGCGCAATGGCCTCCTGCTGGTCTTCGGGATAGAGCGAAATCAGTGTCGCAATGCGTTCCGCAAGGATGGTTTCATAGTCCAGTTCCTCAACCACGTCGGGAACGGGTAACTGACTCAGGTCAACGGTTGCCATAGTGATTTAACTCAGTGAAACAGTGGTTGAAACTGACGCACCGGTATCGGTACGCATCCCGGTAATATCGACATACATTTCGCCAGCGTCGCCGGTCTCAAAGCTGATAGCGGTAAGCCTGATGCGCGGCTCCCACTTCTGGATCGCCGAATAGCACGCCACCATAATTTGCAGTCTGAGCGCCGGGTTTTGCGGCATATCAATCAGCGCCGACAGAAGCGAGCCATATTCACGACGCATTACCCGCGAGCCGACCGGCGTCAGCAGAATGTCGCGCATGCTCTGGCTGATATGCTCAGTGTCGCTGATTCCGAGGCCGGTATTTCGGTTCATCCCCTGATAGCGCGCTGTCATATCGGTGCCCCCGTTTGCCCGCCGCTGTCGCCGGGGTGTTTATGGGTGTGGAGCACCTTGCCATTAGATGAAAGTGACCCGCCGGTATGCTCGATGTTGCCTTTCATCGTGCCGCCCTTTTGCACCTCAAGCGTCGCCGTCGTCAGCTTATTGGTGCAAATCACCTCCGGGGTGTCGAGGGTGATACTGGTCGAGGCTTTCACCAGTACCAGCGGCACGGTTGCGGTGATGGACTCCGATGCGGTCACGTCGGCTGTTTTTATGCCGCTGACCGTCAGCGCTCCGGTCTCGGGCTCGTACTCAATGACCGCACCATCAGGAAAAGCCACATGCCACGCATCCGCCGAGGCAGAGGGGGCGGGGTTATCGTCGGAGAAAATTCCCGGCAGCACGAAAGCAGTATCAAGCTCGCCACCGATTGCCAGCAGCAGCACCTGCTCACCGACCGAGGGAGCCCACCACGTCCGAGAACGACCGGCGCGGGTGGTCAGCCAGTTCAGCCATGTAGTCTGGATCCCGCCGCTTTGTACGCGGCACAGCCCCTGCACGGTATCAACCTCAGTCACCACACCTGAGCGGATGAGGTTGCGAATCGCGCGCGCGAGCTCCTGTATCGTGGATAACGTATTCATAGTGCAAGGATGCCTCTGGTCTGGAGTTGCGCCAATTCGCGCGGCTCCGGTGGTGGTTCACACAATAGCTATTTGCCGAGGTGCCTGATTATGACGTCTTCAATCATCTGCTCATCGTCGCGGGTGAAACCGAGTAACGGGCGCGCCTCGTACTGCACATCCCGGCTGTTGCGGTTTGGCCGGTCTTTGAGGCCGTACTGATGCACCCGCGCCATGCGCTGCACCTTGCCGGTAAACTCCACCACCGCCGCACTGTCGCTGCCTTTGGCTTTCATAAAGCGGTTAGTGCGCAGCTTGGCGAACATTTCGCGCTTAATGCGGCCTTTCTTGCTCCGCACCGGCTGGCGCTTTCGCGCCGCATACGGGGTGCCGTCGGGTGCCTGCTGGCGCCTGATGCGCTGTTGCTGACTGGTACGCAGCTTTTTCGCAATCTCAGCCGCCATTTGCCGACGTGCCGCCGGTGACAGGCTGGCAATCAGACCGGCAAGACGTTCCTGCAGCGCGGTTAACTCACTCATCCCACTTACTCACCAGCTCGCCGTTAACGTACAGCTCGACCGGACGCGTTACCGGCTCAGGCAGCGGCGGCTCAGGGGCATAGCTGACATACAGCGCGCCGTCGACCTCTTTGACGAGCGTGCGCTCGGTGAGCCTCAGGCTGATACTGATATCGAGCGAATCGTCGTTATTGATATCAATAATCCAGGTGAATCCTTTTTCCCGCCCGTCGTCGGTGGTCATAATGTCCGGCTGATGTTCACGCAGCCACGCCTGTACCGGCACGAATATCAAATCGAGGTCGCCGGTGAATTCGGTCACCACCACGTTAAGCACATACACTTTTTCAAACGACAGCGAGCTCGCCAGTCGGGAATCGGTATGGCCGTTGTCGGCAAACAGGCGCAGCATATCGGGGTTGTTTCGGAGCTGCGGCACGGCGTTAATCAGCGCTTTGCGCAGGCTTTTGTGCTTCTGCATCGAGTTCATCCTGACAGTGTTTGACGGTTTTGACCTGCAGCGCGCAGGCGGTCAGCGCGCCCTCAAGGCGGCGGATATCCGCGCTCAGGTCACCATTGGTTTTCGGGTCACTTCCCGGCATCGGGCAAAGGCTCACCCTCGGGCATCCGCTGACCACAATCACCGGCGCTGGCGCAGGCGGCGCGGGTGTGCAGCCGACGCACAACATCAGGCAGAGCAGCGTTATACCAGCGGCGAAAGGCTTCATTTTCATTAAGTAACCTCGTTATCGTCTGCTCACGGCGGCTGGCATCTGCGCTGGCTTTTGCGAGCTGTTCGCGCAGTGCCACCTGCGCGGATTCATTACGTCTGGCGAGCGTACCGGCAACACTGAGCTGATTTTTCAGCATGCCAATCGTCGTCTTTTGTTCGCTCGCGACGCGGTTTGCCGTCTCAAAGGAGCGGGATAAATTGCCGTTCTCATGGCGCAAGCACAGCAGCCCAAGCACAGCCAGCACCAGCGCAGAGGCCAGAAACATCACAATGACTCTGGACACAGACCAGCCCCCTCAATGCGCTGGCGGTAAGTCTCGCGAACGGCCTTAAAGGTCAGCATACAAATCAGGTAAATCAGCGCCGTAAGGATCCAGCCAGCCCCAAGCAGACAGCCCGTGGTAACAGAGAAAATAATGAGAGACCATGCCCGACGCCCCTGAGAGGGTTTACGGCAAAAGACGGCGCGGAATACCTTCATCAGGTCTGGATTGACGGGAATACTTTTGCCCGTATTTCGCAGCCAGTGCTCATAAGCAACCACCCCGGCGAGGCTCGCCGTAATGCAGATAAAACTGCCAAACAGCGCCCATGCGGCAACAAAGTTGACGGCGGCGCTTTGCGGCGATGCCAGCCCCCAAAGCAGCACCAGTGCCAGCAGGGCATCGAACATCAGGGAACGTAAATATTTTTTCATTGGGTTACTCCTTTCATGCAATACGCCAGTTCCCGCGCGCGGCGGTTTTCCAGCCCTTTGTTTTTAGTGCCATTGACGTACACCCAGCGGGTAAGCTGGTCGCATGCCTGCCACCACTGATGACGCTTGATGTAAGAGACCAGCGTCGAGCGACAGGCCGCGCCGGTGCCGACGTTAAAAGAGAAACTGACCAGCGCGTCGCAAACCGGCTGCGGCATGGTGACCGGCACGCAGACCGCGAGACGGCGCTCGGTATTCAGCACGTCGGCGACCAGATTTGCCGCCGCCTCGCGCTCGGTGATATCGCGTTTCGGTACCACCCCGGCAGTGTGGCCGATGCCTGACGTCCACACGCCCGCGCTGCACTGGTAAGGTGTCAGGCGACACCCTTCGAGGTCGGCAATCAGCGCCAGACCATCAGGCGAGGTATTCAGCAGACGAAAATCAGGCATCAGTGCCGCCAGTGCCAGCACTGCGGCCACACTGCAACGTTTAACGATTGAGCTCACGGGTCACCCCTTTGTCGATTCCCATTTCTGTCAGGTAACGAAAGGTTTTGCGCCGGTACCAGAAATTCACCGCCGCCGTAAAAATGGCGCACAGACTACCTACATACAGCGCCAGTTTTTCGGGCGACATTGCCCCGAAATACGCCAGCCCCACGGCCAGCCAGTAGGCGATAAACGTGGTGATTTTTTCCATACTCAGTCCCATAGATTCAGGGTCTCCGCCGTGGGTGATGTTTCAACGTCGGGCAGGTCAATCGCCGTGCCATGCGGCAGAATGACGCCCAGCTCAGACAGGCCGGGATTAGCCAGCAGCACCGACTCGACCACGCCCTCAGTGCGCCCGTAATACCGGGCGCAAAGCGCGTCGAGGGTGTCGCTCTGCATCGCGTAGACTTTCATCAGAGCTGACCCACGATGCAGCGCGGCTTATCCTGCAGGCGCGAGACCGACCAGCGCATATCCCGCCACAGGTCATCAATGGTGGTTTCGACGCTGTCGGCTTTTTTGTCACCCTTGCCGGTAGCCTCTACGCCGCGATAACGCTCATACAGGGTGGCGGTCGCCATCGCCGTCACGGCGCTGAGGTAATGGAAAATGCGCACATTCTCGCCGTCGATTTCCTCAGCGTCAGGCACGTCGGCCAGTTGCTTAAACCCTGCGGCAATCTGGCGCAGCCGGTAGTCGTAGAGCTCTGCATTGGTTTCCGCCATGCCGGTCTTAATGGCGTTACGCAGGCGTGCATCGGAAACCGTCTGCTCAAGACGCATCAGCTCGCGCACCCGCTTCGGATCCACATCAGGGAAAAAGAACGTGTTTTTAATCACTGCGTCGCCCGTCTCCGGTGCGGGAATCACCACGCCTGGTACGTCCTGCGGTTCGTCGGGCTGATTCAGTATTACTGTCGTCATGACAACCTCATTAGGTTGGGCGGTGGACGCCGGTCGCCGTCAGGGTCAAAACCCGCTTTGACCGGCGTGCCGCCCGGCTCGGGGAGCGTTCTGTTAACCAGCGGTTTTTACCGCCTTTGGTGGACGCCCGCGCTTTGCCGCCGGTTTGGTGGCAGGTTTGCGCGTGCGCGGTTTAGTCGTTTTACGGGGTGCAGCATCTGGCTTTGGCTTCAATGCGCGCTCCAGTCGCTCAATCTCTTTGCGCACACCGGCATTGCGGTCGAGCTGCATCGCGCGCTGAAACTGCGCCAGCGCCTCGGCGTTCTGACCAGCATCGCGCTGGGTCAGGCCGGTCACTTTATGCAGACGGGCGCGCACCATATCGGGAACGTCAGCACCGTCGGTCAGGCTGAGGGTGGTCAGCAGTAATGCGAGGTCGACAGGCTCACCGGCATCGCGCAGGCGCAGCGCGGCAAGCGCCACCTCCTCAACCAGCATGTAAGGCGTGGTGCGTCGATGGTCAGAGGTGAGGCCGTATTTCAGCGCGTAGGGCGCAATCTCCAGCGCGCCAGCAACGTCACCGGCATCGAGACGCCACAGCATGACGGTCATCAGAATGTCATCCTGTGCGCCACGGCCATCAGCCAGCACACCGGCGACCCACGGCGCATAGAACGGCAGCAGCTCGCGCTTTTTCGCGGCTTTCAGTTCGTTTGAACGAATGGTTTTTAACGTGCGGCGGTCATCGGCCAGCTTTACCAGCATCTGCTCGTAGGCGGTTGCGTGGCGCAGCGGGGCTTGTTCCCGCTGCGCGGCTTGAGAGGCCGAGACCCGCATCATGTGACGCTGTGCGGGGCTCGTCATGGGCTTACTCTCCGCTTTCCGGTGCTGCAGGTGCGGTGAAATCGCCCAGTGTGATGTTTTCCAGCAGGCACCCGGCGGCATACGCCTCGACCACATAGTCGATGTTCATCGACTCGTAGTTTTCCACGCGGTCTTTTTTCGGGTTCTCATCAATACTGCGGCGGTGACTCTCATCCATGAAGTAGATAGAGAGGTTTTCCAGCGTGGTCACGAATACCGCATTCGCCGGGAAGTACGGCACGCGTACGGCTGGCAGGTTGCCGATGCGCTTCTGGCTGATGATGATATCCGCCGCGAGCGACTCGGTGTTTTCCTGCTGTTTGTTGACCAGTGGGAAATATTTGTCAGCCAGCAGCTTACGGCCAACGATGGCAACGAGTTTCGGGTCATCCTGATAAATCTCGTCAATCAGGGTATTGGTACCATCCATCACCAGCGCGTCGAGGTTCTCATAGTCGCCGTTCTTACCGACGCGAATCACCGCCGAAACGACCTTACCGTCAGCGTCGGTGATGTTGCTCATCACGCGCGCCGGGGCTTCGTTACGGTACTTCTGCAGCCAGCCGACGGCCACATCCTGCAGCATCGGGTTTTTGCTGCGGTCTGAGGTATCAGCGCGGGTGGTACCGTTGAACCCGGCCATGATGAAATCCAGCGCCTGACGCTGGACGATGGCGTCGCGGATGCGGCGCTGGAAGTCCTGAAAACGCGCCCACAGGTCGAGGCGTTTGTAGGTCAGATGGAAGTCAAAGTTAATCTGATTGCACTCGTACTTGTTGGACTCAAGCGCGGTGAAATCTGCGGTCTGGCGCTCCTTGTCGCCCGAGGTGTCGGTCGTGCTGGCGATGGTGCCGGTCACACCGACGCCGATTTTCTCGCCCTTCATTTCTGCGACCGGCAGAATGTTAATCGTCTGCAGAAACGCGGATGACGCCTGCACGGTGTTCATCAGCGTTTGCGTGACGGACGGCTCGACGGTGAATTTTTTGCTGACGTCATCAACGCTGATGCCGTTCAGTTTGGCGAGCCGGGTCAGATAGGCATTGAACTTAAAACGGGTTTCCTGACGCATAGTATTTCCTGTTTGAATTAATCGGTTAGTCACAGCATCGGGCGGGGTTGCCGCCCGGTTTCGGCCTGCGGTTTATCAGCAGTCGGTCAGCAGCTCATCGCCGCCACCGCCGCTGGCTTTTGTGCGTCGCGGCTGGCTGAAACTTTCGGTTTTGTCGAGGGTGGTTTTCAGGTTGGAAAATGCCTGGCTGGTTTCTTCAACCTTTCCGGTCAGCTCCTGTTTGAAAGTGGAAAACGCGGTTTCCATATCGGAAATGCGCTTATCCTGCGCGGTCAGATTGGTCTGCACATGCTCGCTGACGGTGGTCACCGCCTCATGCACATCATTCAGGCGCGCATCGTCGCTGACCTGCTTACGGCTGAAAATGGCTTTCACCTTATCGGCCAGGCTGTTGAGCACCGTGTCGGGAACGTCTTCAAATTCCAGCTCGGCGAGCGTGGCGGCGGAGAAGACGTTTTCAGGGTTGGCCTTGAAGCGCTGCAGAGGGTTGTGCTTCGCGTTGCGGCAGAATTCGAGATATTCAGTGCCGAGGCTCGCCGGGTCATCGGTGACAGCAAGGCCGACGAGGTAGCATTTGCCGGTATTGGCAAAATTCGGCTGAATTTCCATTGAGGTGTAGACCTTCTGCGCGGCTTTATTCATCGCGATAAGGTCATCGGTCGGGGTGATTTTAGCGAACAACGCCCATTTGCCGTTAAGCGCAGAATCGTCGTCAATCTTCTCGGCTTTCAGCTCGGCCACATCGCCATAACGTTTGAATACGCCATCGGGCAGCAGGCCGCGCAGGTGTTCAAGGTTGATACGGCAACCGTAGACGCGCGGGTCGTAGGTTTCGGCCATTTCCTGAATATCGCTGGCGCTGATAATGCGCCCGTCGCAGGTATCACCCTCGACGCCGATGCGAAAGAACTTTGAGACTTTTTTTGCCATTGTCAGGAGTCCTGAGGTTGGGGTTACTGGTCACCGCCAGTTTCCAGACTCAGGACACGCCAGACCACCAATGACGACTGGACAACCGCCCACACAACAGCACCTTAGCGAATCACTGACGGCCATTAAGTAGCCTTGCCCTGAATCCACTACGGCGAGGCATCAATGACCATTTCCACCGATACAACCTTGTTGCATGACCCGCGACGGCAGGCATCGCTGCTTTACTGGCAGGGTTTTTCCGTGCCACAGATTGCCGAAATGCTGCAGGTCAAGCGCCCGACCGTGCAGAGCTGGAAGCAGCGCGACGGCTGGGACGGCATCGCACCGATTTCCCGCGTCGAAAGCAGCCTTGAGGCGCGCCTGATTCAGCTCATCGCCAAGCCGCAAAAGTCAGGCGGCGACTTCAAAGAGATTGACCTGCTCGGGCGGCAGATTGAGCGACTGGCGCGCGTTAACCGCTACAGTCAGACAGGTAACGAGGTCGACCTTAACCCCAATGTCGCCAATCGCAACAAGGGCGAGCGTAAGAAGCCGAAAAAGAACTTTTTCAGCGACGAGGCTATCGGGAAACTGGAGGAACTATTTTTCGACCAGTCTTTCGAGTACCAGTTGCAGTGGTACCGCGCCGGGCTGGCGCACCGTATTCGCGATATTCTCAAATCCCGCCAGATTGGTGCGACGTTCTATTTCTCCCGCGAGGCGCTGCTGCGCGCGCTCAAGACCGGCCACAACCAGATATTTCTGTCGGCCAGTAAAACGCAGGCTTACGTGTTCCGCGAGTACATCATCCAGTTTGCGCGGCTGGTCGACGTCGACCTGACCGGCGACCCGATTGTCATCGGCAACAACGGCGCAAAGCTGATTTTTCTCGGTACCAATTCCAACACCGCGCAGAGCCATAACGGCGACCTGTATGTCGATGAAATATTCTGGATCCCGAATTTTCAGAAGCTGCGCAAAGTCGCGTCGGGCATGGCCTCGCAGAAGCACCTGCGCTCAACCTACTTTTCGACACCTTCCACGCTGGCGCACGGCGCTTACCCCTTCTGGTCTGGCGAGCTGTTCAACAAGGGGCGCAGCCGGATTGCTGACCGCATCGAAATCGACATCAGTCACAGCGCGCTCGCCGGTGGCCAGCTTTGCGACGATGGCCAGTGGCGGCAGATTGTCACCATTGAGGACGCGCTTGCCGGTGGCTGCACCCTGTTCGACCTCGACCAGCTCAAACGCGAAAACAGTGATGAGGACTTTAAGAACCTCTTTATGTGCGAGTTTGTTGACGATAAGGCGTCGGTATTCCCGTTCGAGGAGCTGCAGCGCTGCATGGTCGACGTGATGGAAGAATGGGAGGACTTCGCCCCGTTCGCCGACCACCCGTTCGGCTCGCGTCCTGTCTGGATTGGCTACGACCCGTCACACACCGGCGACAGCGCCGGGTGCGTCGTGCTCGCGCCGCCGGTGGTCTCGGGTGGCAAGTTCCGCATGCTGGAGCGCCACCAGTGGAAGGGCATGGACTTTGCCGCTCAGGCAGAGGGCATCCGCAAGCTAACCGAGAAATACAACGTCGAATACATCGGCATTGACGCAACCGGCCTCGGCCTCGGCGTATTCCAGTTGGTGCGCTCTTTCTACCCGGCGGCACGCGGCATCCGTTACACCCCTGAGATGAAAACCGCGATGGTGCTCAAGGCAAAAGACACCATTCGCCGCGGTTGTCTGGAGTATGACGCCGGGGCAACCGACGTCACGCAGTCGTTTATGTCCATCCGCAAAACCATGACCAGCAGCGGGCGCAGCGCCACCTACGAGGCCAGCCGCACCGAGGAAGCCAGTCACGCCGATATCGCATGGGCGACCATGCACGCCCTGTTAAACGAACCGCTTTCCGCTGGTAGCGGCATGCAGCCTAAATCTATTCTGGAGTTTAATTAATGAAAAATAATGTTTTCTCACAAAGCCAGATTCAGGCAATGGCCGATATTCTGCACAGTGACAGCTTTGACTATCAGGCAACATGGTTGCGGGTAGGGAAACTCAATATCGACCGCAGCATCACCAAATCTCGCCAGATTGGCGCGACGCAGCTCTTTAGCCGTGAGGCGCTGCTCGATGCGCTGACAACGGGCGATAACCAGGTCTGGTTTGCTCACACTATTGAGCATGCGCGCGTGGCGCTGATGTACATGAATAACCTTTCGGCACGCGTTGGCGTCCAACTGGCGAGCAACGGCCACAGCCTGCAGCTCGACGGCGGCGCGATTATCAGCTTTGTCGGCGAGGAATCCCATTGCGCCGCGCTGGCAGGTAACGTCTACCTTGATGAGTTCGCATGGTTCAATAACCCGCTAAGGGCGGCAAAAGTCGCGGCAGCTATCTCCTGCCATAAGCGCCACAGCCTGACGATGTTTACCTCGCCCTCTGATAATTATGATGCTTTCCGGGTATGGAACGGCACAACCCGCAGGCACCGACCATCACCGCTCATCAATACCGGCGACAGCGTATTTTGCACGGATGGTGTCTGGCGTCAGTCGGTTACTCTCGATACAGCATGCCAGCGCGGGTGCAATCTCTTCACGCCTGAGGAAATTAAACGCGAATACAGCGACGATGATTATCGCCTGCTGTTTGGCTGCGACTGGTCTATCGCTGTTGCAGCGGATGAGGTGGCAGCATGAGCAAGCGCAAGCCACGCAAAGCAGTCACCATGACCGCCAGCGCCCCGCAAAAAATGGAGGCGTTCACCTTTGGCGAGCCGGTGCCGGTACTCGATAAGCGCGACATTCTGGATTACGTCGAGTGCATCAGTAACGGCAAATGGTACGAGCCGCCGGTCAGTTTCTCCGGGCTGGCAAAGAGCCTGCGCTCTGCTGTACATCACAGCTCACCGATTTACGTTAAACGCAACGTGCTCGCGAGCACCTACATTCCGCACCCGATGCTTTCCCGTCAGGATTTCAGCCGCTTTGCGCTCGACTATCTGGTATTCGGCAACGCCTTTCTTGAGCAGCGCCACAGCGTCACCGGCCAGTTAATCAAGCTGCTGGCCTCACCGGCCAAATATACCCGCCGTGGGGTCGACGATTCTATATTCTGGTTTGTGGAAAACTTCACGCTGCCGCATGAGTTCGCGCCTGATACCGTGTTTCACCTGCTGGAGCCAGACATTAATCAGGAGATTTACGGCCTGCCGGAATATCTCAGCGCGCTTAATTCCGCCTGGCTGAATGAAGCCGCGACGTTGTTCCGCCTCAAGTATTACCGGAACGGCGCGCACGCTGGCTACATCATGTATGTGACCGACCCGGCGCAAAGTGCGACCGACGTCGAATCGCTGCGCGAAGCGATGCGCAACTCGAAAGGGCTCGGCAACTTTAAGAACCTGTTTTTCTACGCACCCGGCGGAAAACCGGACGGCATCAAAATCGTGCCACTGAGCGAGGTCGCCACAAAGGATGACTTTTTCAACATCAAGAAAGCCAGTGCCGCCGACCTGATGGACGCGCACCGCGTACCGTTCCAGCTTATGGGCGGCAAGCCCGAGAATATCGGCTCACTCGGTGACGTTGAGAAGGTGGCAAGGGTATTTGTCCGTAACGAATTGTCGCCGCTACAAGACAGGTTCAGGGAGGTAAACGACTGGCTCGGCATGGAGGTCATCAGATTCAAAGAGTACACACTCGACAACCCGGAATAATCCCCCCTTCAGCCGCCATCATGGCGGCTTTTTTCACACCCCACCACCATCACGCCTCAGACGCGCCACGCGCGCACCACCACACCAGACCACCAACGAACCGACAGCGACCACGACCGCGCCATCACGACGCGCTCAGACGATAATTTTTATTATTACGCACCACCGCTGGCGCGCAATGCTTTCCCCGCCACGCCTGCCCGCTTTATGGGTCGGTTTTAATGCAGTTGCATGACCACTCTGGATCCGCGCCAGCTCTGGCAGCGCACGGCCAGAACGTGCAAGCCTGACGCATGCAAAACCATGCACCTGTTGCATGCACGGCTAAAAAACGGGAAATTCGCGGAGAATTGGCATAAAAAAACCGGCTTTAATGGTGCCGGTCTGGGGCGGATGTTCAGGGGCAGGCTAACGCCTCGCAGGGCTCGTTGTTCAACCCCGCCAGCACTGAAAGCGAGTTTCAGCACCGGCGGCGTTTGTCATATTTAATTGTCGAGTATCGAATCGACCTCGCCCGTTCGCACGTTGACGCGTGCCGCTACGGTCTGTTTGACCACGCCACCATAAGCATTAGAGCCGCGAAAAGTTGTTTTTACAACGGCATGCGGGTCTTTATTCAAAATCAGATGGTAGACCGTTGAAACATGTTTATAAGAGGAATCATCATTCATACTGGCTTTTATCAGCTTCTCTAACGGGCGATAAGAGCCATCCCAACCGCTAAAATTACCCTGAAATGCGTCAAGGTTGATTTTATTATTCAGAGATTGTGGATCCTTCTCGAAGTCGTTGAAACACCACCCCAACACATCACCGAGCTTTAAGGCATCATCTTTAGTAAAAGTGTACTCGCTCATACAGGCATAAAAGGCATCAGCAGAGCTGCCCGGTACACCTTTGAAGCCAACATAGCTTTTAACGATATCGTGCCGGGTTTCTTTTGGCTCGTTGCGATATTCTTTGAGGGTTTTATCTGCGTACTCAAACGCTGGCGTAGCCGGTTCCACTTTAACCGCCGGTACGTCAGTTTTTGCCACCGGCTGACTTTTTTCAGTCGGCCATAAGATTGAGCCAATAACGCCCAGCGCCAGACAACCACCGAGATAAACCGCACTGGAGCGCTTACGGTTCGGCATTCGAACCAGCGACGGCTTGATTAACCCGACGATAAAAGCAATAAAGAGAGCCAGAGATAAAAATGCTATTACAGTATCCATGATTTTCCTTTGTGTGTAATCCCATAAAAAACAACCCCATGCTATCAAACATGGGGTCGAGGGTTGCACATTTTTCAGGTTTTAACGCCAGCTCTCATCTTCCCACACTTCCTGAAGGATGCTATCCAGCGCTTCGCGGTCTGAATCTTTATCGAACCCCATCAACTCGACCCCGGTCATGGATCCCTTTTTAACCGTAACGCGCGTTGACGGAAAAACAGACTGTATTCGCCTGGTCAATTCGCATTGAAAAGCATCAATTATCGGCTGTCCTATTTTTTGGTCTTTATCTAACGTGATATTTACCTTCACCTTGCTCTCCTTTGCAAAAGTCTCATCGACAGGCGGAGCGGAAAAAACAACGGAAAAATTATTGTTTTTCATTAGGTTGCCTTTTGCTATTTCCGCAATCAAATTTAAGGCAATTTCTCGGTCTCGCTCCTGACAAGTCCCCTCAGTCGTCAGACGCGCAATCATTTCGACACGCTCTATCATGACGTGCTCTCTCAACTCTCTATCCACACAACCTCCATAACGAGATACTGTATAAATATACAGTAGCACGTATTGGCAAAAGATGTGAAGAAAAAAATCACAGTTAAATACACTGTATGTACATGATATGGATGAATATTAGCGGTTACATTTTCGTTGCCAGTTCAGCTAAAGCCGCAACACGATTAAGGATTTTCCGGGCTTTAGCCTGATGCGATGGGGCTGCGGAAAATATTTCTCCTTTAGACGTTCCGCGTAGCCATTTGCCATCAAAACAACTTTTACCACCGGCCATCAGGTGCAGGGCTTCGCCCCGGCTGATAGTGCTGCCGGTTGTCAGATGTATCTCGTCGATAGTTTTCGCTATAGCTGCGTTTTGCTCATCCGTTCCGTGGATGAATTTTCGCCGTATTGATGGCTTTTGCTTCCTCAGTCGGTTGGTCAACTCTCGTCTTTCACGCCGACTCAGAGGTTTTGTTAAATCTAGTATCGGTGGTTCGCTTTCGCTTCCCGTACAGTTATTGACAGAACTCCGAGAGGGCGCAGGAGCGCCCTTAACGTCAACGGCCAAATCAACGGCACGCTTCGGCACAATTTTCCACTGCGTTAACCGGGTTAAAATCGGGGTGCCAGCGCCGACAACAGAGTCGTATACGCCTCGAATGCAGACGGTTTCCTCACCATACTGATTAAACTCGGCACGCGGTTCATAAAGCGTGCGCACCTGCAAATCATCGCGACGGACAAACGGCCCACCCTGCGCATTAACATAACCAGCCCAATCACCAGCATCGGCGGCATCATGGACGGCGGCAAACTCAACGCTCAGACCATGTGCGGTCTCGGTGTCAGCGAGACGACGCAACTCACGGTAGACCGTCACCGGCGCACCGCCGATAAACTGAAACTGACGGATGTGCCAGCGCGCCGCCCATGCTGAAACGGCGGGGGCTGTCTCTTTCATCAGCTCACCGCTTTCGTCATCGGTCTCACCATCGAGAGCATAGCCGTCGATATTTTTCGAAATGTATTTAGCAACATAGCCGGTAGCGCTGCCCTTTTCCGGGTCAATAGCTTCGGCATGAAAGCGAGCCTTTTTGGCCTTATCGCTTCTCAGTTCGTGACGGTCTTCCTCCCACGCATAATCGCGAATGATGAGGCGCACGCGCTCGACGTCTTCCGGCAACATGAACATAAGCATGTGCCAGTGGGGCGTTCCGTCGTGATGAGGCTCGGCAACACGGATGCCGAAAATGCGGATTTCTTCCCGATGTAGTTTGGCACGAATGCGCGCCCAAAGGCCGGTGAGATAACTCTGCGTGTCCGACGGGCTTGCTCCGTTCCATTTGCTGTTCCGGTAGCCCGCTTTAGTTGTGGCGTGATATTTAGACGGTGCGGTCAGGGTGTAAAACTCCCCGACATAACCGAGTTCATTGCAGATATTTTCAAACCCACGAATGCGGGTCATCAGCTCGCAGCGGCGTATCGCAGGGTTAGCGACCGAACCATCGTATTTTTCGATAAGACTGATGCGGTTGCCGTCTTCGTCTTCGAGATCCAGCCCCTTGAGAAACTCGCGCGTACGGCGCTTCTGCTCACGCCAGTCGGTCACGCAGTTTTTACTCGCGTAGGCATGCTTTTTCTTGCTGACGTTGCCAACGGCAATGTGCAGGTGTTCGCGCCATGCAGCCGCAATGCGTCGCAAGCGGCCGCGCCACCAAACCTCATTAAACATGCGGGTGATGGCTGGGGCAATTTCATCCTCACCGACATATTTCTTTGTCACCCGCTCCCAATGCGGAGCGGTAACGTTGAATTGCAGGGAAATAATCCCAGCGCGCATGTACCAGGTGTACAGCGTTTTGAGCTCGCTAAATCCGGTGTCATCAATGTCGGCCAGTTCAGCACGAATGAAATTGGCGATATCAGCAGCCAGCAGGTCAATATCGGCGCGCGACATATCAGGGAGGCGGTTATATCTGGCGACCATATTGACCATGCGTGACGCCAGATATTGCATAAGCTGGGTATCAAAATGACCACCAAAAACAGCGGCTGATACGTTGCTGTTGATACCCGCGCACTCATATTTTTTTGCGACCAGTTCAAGACGTGGCAATGCCTTTTTGCAGAAGCTGATTAAAAAGGCATTGGCTCGTTGACTGCCCTGATTTTGCTCCAGCACCGCAGCGGTGCGATAAACGTCAAAGCGCACGCACTCGGGTTGGAGAGAAAGCACTTTTCTCGCATGCAGCAAAGCCGCGAACATACGGTCGCGGCGATACTGTTGCTCATAGGTAAGATATGGGCTGGCTATTGCCGACCGTGGAACATTCCACGGGTAAGCGTAAGCAACCGTAGAGCTATGCATCAACGCTAGCCCCTTGAATGGCTGCTATGCATAATTGCCCTACCCGCTCAATTTCTGCCGCCATAGCGTCAATGGCAGTAATATCCGAGCCATGAATCTGATGGTGTATCAGGCCGGAAATAAGCTGGTTAATCTTCGGATAATAGCCGATAGTGTCGAGCCATTCTTCTCCAGTTTTTTTGCCGGACTTAACGACTTTCTTTTCATTCAGGATGAATTGATACTGGTCGCTGGTAATAACCCATTTGTCACCTATTACAATGCGGAGGCTCATTTCTTACCCCCGGCAATAGAACGGATTACACCCAACGTCAGATAGCAATCATAAAGCGCGCGGTGCGGATTCTCGTCAATTTCTTCCGGCCACGCATCCAACGATGTAGCGGCGTCAGTTAGTTTCTTCCACTTGTATTTGCGGCGTTTTTTATCCCACTCCCCGTTATATTCAGCATAGAGTTGCATAGCACACTCGGGCACACCAAAATAATCAGGATCAACGCGAGAGCCTGACGCTTGCTCGAACATTCTCGCGTCAAATTTCGCATTATAAGCAACCCAGCCGTGCGATATTATCTCCAAGACTTGAGGTAATATTTCTTTCCAGCTTGGCGCATCCCCAACCATTTCATTAGTGATGCCATGAATCTCGGTAGCTTCTGCCGGAATATCTTTAGATGGTTTAATAAGGGTGTTAAGCAGAATAGCACCGGTGCAGTCGATGATTGATATTTCAATTATTTCGGCTTCTCTGTCCAGCCCCGTAGTTTCGGTATCAACAATAACGATATTTTTATTAATCCATCTGTTAGCAATCTCGCGTGGTGATTCCACTCGGTCAGAATGGTAAATAATACGGTCAGCCATCGCCCAGCATGTGCGGATAGCCTCATCAGGATTAGCGTCATTAAACTGGTCTTTATGAGATAAAAAACCGTTAAATATCGCCGCGAAAAATGCCTCTCTTTTATTCAGTTCCATATTAAACACCTCTGTAATGTTTTGATTTGAGTTCTTCGATTTGCTGACAGGTCACGCAAAAGGCCACGCCCGGAATCGCAATGCGGCGAGCTTCCGGGATTGGTGCGCCACACTCTTCGCATAGAAAACGGGAAGGCGCAGCGATACGGCTGCGCGCGTTGCTTATGTGGCGTTCGCGGTCTTCCTGCTCGCGCAGTTGTGCTAAATCCATTGCATCGGCCATTAGTGCAGCTCCTGTGATTCGTTCTCAAAGCGGGTGGCTTCACGGCGCAGCAGTTCAGCGGCTTCGGTGCCGCTCATCCCCTCTTTGGTGATATGAATCGCCAGTGCCTCAAGACGGATTGAAACAGCGAGTGCGCGGTCTTTACGTTCTTCTTTTTTGGCATCGGTCAGCAATACGGCCAGCGCATCGCTATCAGTGTTAAAACTACGGGTTACGGTATTACGCATAATTGATTCTCCTGATTTCGGGCAATAAGAAGCCCGGCGGGTTTACGCCATTAAATTTCTGTTTGGATTAATTCGGCATGGTTAGCCGTTTGGGAAATAAGCTCACTACTGCACGAAAATGATTCATCGCCGTAATAAGCGCCTTTTTCTCGTCAGTAGTCAGCTCACTTAATTCGAGCTCATGACGAGCCGCCGGTATTTTTGCCAGAAAGAAAATAGCGGCCAGCGCCCGATTATTTTCTTCAAATTGTGGGTCACGTTTATCGCGCATATCATCGACAAAACGCTCAACCTCTTTCCAGCTATCGCCCCAATATCTGGCACGTAACTCCGCAATATGATTTAGAGCATTAAAACGCTCGCCAACTTTTAACGGGACTGTAGCCGAAACAGCTTCGATAGCCATGATTCCCCCTGTTTTTTGGTAGAGAGGCCAGTCAGTAAATCAGCCTGTGAGCGACTCGGGTGCCAGCGTTTGCCGTCTTTACCTGCGATCCAGCCGTGGCCGTAGTGCATGCCGGGGCTTTGCTTAACTAGCAGAGACGCGAATGAAGGTTTATTTTTCAGCATACGCACCTCAAATCAGCCCGAAAGATGCGCCAATACCGCTCATGGTATCGACCACGCTCGACATAGCGGGATTATTCTGCAGACGCGCATGCAGCGCCAGCGCCGACAATGACAACATACGAATGCCAGCATTAACGCTTTCAATCATGTTGTGCTTACGGGCAGAGGTCAGACGTTCGTCAGATACCGCGCCGCTCGCCAGTTCGCCGAGCTCACTCATTGCGCGCATGACGTAAGCCTGCAATTTGTCTTTAGCCAGCTCATTAACCGGCACACATGGCAGGCAATGAATCTGAGCCAGAAAGCCATCAACGAGGGTTGAGTCTTCGGTCAGGTCAGTCAGCAGCCACAATTCAGGCGGCGTGAACTGGTGCGGCTGTTCCGGGTTTAGCTTGTTGCGTAACGTCTGAACATTCATACCGGCACGCTCGGCCAGCTTCGCCATATTGTGACGCTGAGCGAAAGCGCGGCACGCTTCGTCATAGTGGGGATGTTTGGAAATCTGAAAATCAAACATGTTGCATCCTTACAATTCACATAAAGTGAATTAAGCGCCGATGACGAGTTGAAAACGGGAATGACCCAACGCCTTACGCAACTGCTCTTCTTTCCAGCGTGCGTAATAAATACGAATCGGGCCACCTGCTTTCTTGCAGCCTTTACGGATGGTGCGGGGTTCGATTGGTACACAAGGGTTATCGCCGGTTGTCCAGCGGTAAGCGGTGCGTTCAGAAACACCTTCAAGCTCCGCGAATTGCTGCAGAGTAACGATAGGTGCAGGCACTTTGATGATTGCGATTTCAGAAGCCATATTGCATGATTCCCTATTAGCCAAAGTTTGCAATTGATTTGACTCTGTTTGCCAACACTTGCCATCAATTGCGTGGGTTTAGCCAAAATATATCTCCCAATTGAGAGATAGTAAATAGGTTTTATCGAAATGAGAATAGATTCTTTAGGATGGAGCAACGTAGATGTACTTGACCGTATCTGCGAGGCGTACGGATTTTCTCAGAAAATTCAATTAGCTAACCACTTCGATATCGCGTCCAGTTCACTGTCAAATAGGTATACCCGAGGCGCTATCTCCTATGACTTTGCGGCTCACTGCGCCCTTGAAACAGGTGCTAATCTCCGGTGGTTACTTACAGGAGAAGGGGAAGCATTTGTAAATAATCGAGAACCGGGCGGCGCAAAAAGGATTGATGGGTTCACATTAAGTGAAGAAATCCTCAAATCCGATAACCAATTGAGTATTGATGCCCAATTTTTCACAAAGCCGCTCACAGATGGGATGGCTATCCGTTCCGAGGGGAAAATTTATTTTGTGGACAAGCAAGCATCATTGTCTGATGGCTTATGGCTAGTCGACATTGAGGGAGCAATAAGCATTCGAGAGTTAACAAAACTACCGGGCAGAAAACTACATGTTGCAGGCGGTAAAGTTCCTTTCGAATGCGGCATTGATGATATTAAAGCGTTGGGGCACGTGGTGGGTGTATACAGCGAGGTTAACTAATGACCGTCCGTAAAAATCCGGCTGGCGGTTGGATTTGTGAGCTCTACCCAAACGGTGCAAAAGGCAAACGTATCAGAAAGAAATTCGCTACTAAGGGCGAGGCTCTGGCGTTTGAGCAGTACACCGTTCAAAACCCGTGGCAGGAAGAAAAGGAAGACAGGCGCACGTTAAAAGAGCTGGTTGATTCATGGTATAGCGCTCATGGCATTACACTGAAAGACGGCTTGAAACGCCAGTTAGCCATGCACCATGCTTTTGAGTGTATGGGCGAACCACTCGCACGCGATTTCGATGCGCAGATGTTTTCCCGCTACCGAGAAAAACGGTTAAAAGGTGAGTATGCCCGTTCAAACAGAGTGAAAGAGGTATCGCCTCGCACGCTTAATCTTGAGCTGGCCTACTTCCGGGCAGTGTTCAATGAGCTAAACCGCCTCGGAGAATGGAAGGGTGAAAACCCACTGAAAAATATGCGCCCATTCCGCACAGAAGAAATGGAAATGGCCTGGCTAACTCACGACCAAATTTCGCAGCTGCTCGGAGAGTGTAAACGACATGACCACCCTGATTTAGAAACCGTGGTAAGAATCTGTCTCGCCACTGGTGCACGGTGGTCTGAGGCCGAGTGTTTGAAAAAAAGCCAGCTCGCGAAATACAAAATCACATACACCAACACGAAAGGCAGAAAAAACCGCACCGTCCCAATCAGCAAAGAGCTCTATGAGTCTCTGCCTGATGATAAAAAAGGCCGGTTGTTTAGTGATTGTTATGGGGCATTCCGGTCAGCTCTGGAAAGAACAGGCATCGAACTACCGGCAGGACAGCTTACCCACGTTTTGCGCCATACCTTCGCCAGCCACTTTATGATGAATGGTGGTAATATTCTGGTCTTGCAGCGTGTACTCGGCCATACCGACATCAAAATGACGATGCGATATGCGCACTTTGCCCCTGACCATTTAGAGGATGCTGTTAAGCTCAACCCACTGGCGGTGAGTGGCGATAAAGTGGCGGTAGAATTGGCGAATAATGGGTAATCATTGGCAAACAGTGGCAATCTATGTCAATGATAAATAACGCAAACTATTGATTTTTGGTTGTTCCGGTAGGAACTCATAATCGCTTGGTCGCTGGTTCAAGTCCAGCAGGGGCCACCAAACAAATCAAGGACTTACGTTAACAGCGTGAGTCCTTTCTTTTTTCAGGGATATGCCGGGGATATTTTGCAGAGGTAATCATGGTGTTTTTTGGTTATTTTATGCCCGACTCCCGCCTTTCCATCTTGGAAATACTAAAATCAACGTCGCAGTGCTGGTTTCTTCCACTGGTAGGCTGGTGCGTTCATCCTCTGACGGTGACGCTTTTTTGCATCCAGCATTAAGGCCACACTAGTACGGATATTTAGCAAGTCCTGGTCGTCCAGGGTAATGCCCTGCTGTTGTTTAAGACTGATAATAGTTTGCTCAACACCCTTGCGACTTAGCATAGTATGGCCTCTGCTGGTGGCAGGTAATTGTCGCTATACCTGATTAACTGTTGAGAGGTCAAAGTTTCCACCCCAGCTTTCTGAGTTCATTCACAACAATCCATTGTGCTTTATCAACTTCCTCAACATTCGCATGAACTGTACAAAACGTTGCATAGGCATAGATGGCTGGCTCTCTTTCTTTGTAGAAAAAGTAATTTCGCAGTGGGTGTTTTTTTTCAGCATATACGGGCAAATCTAACCCGTGATAGCGCTCACCCAACCAATCATCAAACTGATCGTTCGTTAAGTCGTACACCTCGTTATTGAGTTCCACCCAATAGTGATGTTCATCACGCTTTCGGTTACTTCCTTTTACAACGCTTATGGAGGCGTCAGGAAAGATCCAGGTAAGAAATAAACTGAGGTAAACGGAAGCCCCCTGGCACGAATTTTTAGGGAAGCTGTAAAAGAATGGTATCCCTATCTCGTCCAGTTCGTTATGTGTGTTTTCAAAAACCAGGCGTAAGTCTTTGGCAAACTGGACGGCTGTTTCCTTCATGATCTACATACCCCAAGTGTTAACATCTGCATAGATTCTGGTTGTCGATGCTCCAAAAACCGCCATGCCACCAGCAAGCACTGAATCGGTCACACTATAGATTTGGCTATCAAATTACCTGTATTTGCCGTAAACCAGATAAATAAATGGCGATGTAATCTTATCAATCCTTAGCATCAGCGGTTGACACTTTTTCGCAAATCTGGGAATTAATATTAGGTTTTCTATACATCAGAATTACGATAAACCACCTTAAAGCCAGTAGTTATGCGGCTTCAAGGCTGGTTGACACTTTATCGTAAAACTTATCTGACCCGATCCGAAAAGATCCGCAAAGTGTAAAGTGCGCGTCAATCCTGCCCTTAACATTTCTATACATAATAACGTCACGGCAATTGCCACAGCCTGTCGCGGCAACGTTCAGAAGCAGGTTGACACTTTTCACGAAAATTAACGATTAACCTGTATAAAACTGTATATCTGATAGATATTACTATGACGTATTATCGTGACGGTAACGCCAGTGCTTCGAGTCCAGTCTGGCTCCAGTTGTCTGAATCGTCGGGGCATAGAGTGGCGGTGTAGCACAATTCTTTTCTGAGGAACGTAGCACGCCTGCGGCGTGAGCGGCGCTGCTGCGCAGCTTCGGGTGTTTGCATGACCGGCGCTCCGCTTTATACTCTGCAACCATGCATATCCCCCGCCCCGCCAAACTCCTCTTCACCGTCGATGACGGCTGGAACCGCTACCTCGAAAAACACGGCGACAGCATCAGCCAGTGGACCCGTCTCTCCGTTGAGCGCATGCTCGCCTGTGGCACCTGCGCCATGGGCGTCCGCCGCTAATGCTGCGCCTCGCCGGACTGCACACACTCCCGTTTCTTCTGCCAGAGCTGCAAGTCAAAGGCCTGCAGCGCCTGCGGCATGAAGTCCACCGAGCAGTGGATCGCGGAGCAACAGCACGTCCTCCCCGACTGCGAATGGCAGCACATCACCTTTACCATGCCCCACCTGTTGTGGCCGTTCTTCAACAACAACTGGCCCCTGCTCAATGACCTGTTCCGCTGCGCCACCCGGGCCATGCTGAAGTGGGCACGCCGGCAGGGCATAGAGGTCGGTATCTTCTGTGCCCTGCATACTTACGGCCGGCAGCTGAATCAGCACCCGCACATCCACGTTTCCGTCACCCGTGGCGGACTTGACGTAAAGCACGGCGTCTGGCGCAGCCTTTTCTTCAAAAAGAAGGTCGTTGAAGAAATCTGGCGGGGGGCCGTTACCCGCCTGCTGCGCGGCAGCTATGAGCGGGTCAGTCCCGGCACCCTGCCGGGCCTGGGCCACATCCGCGATGAGCGCCAGTGGCGGCGTTACCTGAAGGCACAGTATGGCCGGCACTGGAAGGTACACTTCGCGAAGAAGACCCGGGGAGCCTGGCACAGCGTGAAGTTCCTGGGACGCTACCTGAAGCGCCCGCCGGTATCGGCTTCACGGCTGCGACACTATGCCGGCGGCGCGGTGGTCCACCATTACCTCGATCACCGCACGGGGAAGCATAAACGCCAGACGCTGAGTCAGGAAGAGATGATCGGGCGCTATATCAGCCACGTTCCGGCGCGGCATTTTAAGATGGTGCGCTACTCCGGCTTTCTGTCCAACCGCAAGCGGGGTACGCTGCTGCCGAAAGTCTGGGAAGCGCTGTCGATGACGGAACGGGAAAAACCGAAGCGGCCCGGGTTTGCGGTGCTGATGAAGGGCTTCCTGGGCACGGATCCGTACCAGTGCATCCTCTGCAAAGGCCGGCTGCGTTTTGCCGGCGCCGTGGCGGGTAAGCACGCCACAAAAATGCTCTCTGACAGGCTGCATCAGATGGCGAAAAAACGATGGCTGCGGATGCCTGAGCTGGATCGGTGCGCCTGAAAAACAGGTTTCAGTTTAAAAATACGTCGAAGATGACATTTTTACATCAAACCCTACGTAGATTCCCGGCATCACAGGAAAGGATCATGCCACTTTTCATGGTCAGGCGATCTAAAAAGAAGCGATTCAATTTCCTAACCATGAACCGTATAGCAAGCCAAGCATTCTCTTTCAGATCGTATCCTGTGAAATAATGCTCCGCATCGCCATCCTCCAGAAGTATTCCGTCATCTTCCAGAAACCCGGCTGAATACCCAAGCTCATCAGCAGCGCGTTTCACGCATTGCTGTATTGCCTCATCTGTGGCGGGAGGTGGCAATTTACCGTCACCAGCCCGAACCGACTTCCAGAACTCCGCCCACGTCATATCCAGCGTACTGTATCCTGATTTCTCTGTTTGTCGCTCTGTGGCGGCTACATCAATCTTAGTACCGGACATCACTACATCGCCCTTGGTGATCCAATCATAAACAGTCTGACGGCTCACACCCCGGTGTTTGGCATAAGCCGCCTTGCTCATCAACATGGCACTACTCCCCGTAATCTTTCGGCAATAATAATCCGTTACGCTCTCAGGCCATCATCAAAATGCCACGTAGTATCTTTCAGGCTTCCGGGTATTTCCTGTGCTATACCTTTCGCATCGGTAGCCTGCGTCTGGATCTCAATATTGTCGATCCGCACGTCTGTACGCTGTGAAACCTGCCGGGATGAATTGCTGATAGCGTTACTGGTCATTGAGGTGATAGGGGAGGCTGTAGCCGCCTGTAGCTGCGCCTGACCGCCATAGGTCATATCATGCGCTGGTGGTACTATCGCTACTACCGTGGCTGGTTTTGATTCGTTCCCGGCCTTCGCTACTTCGTCCTCTCCCATACCAAACCAGTTTTTCACCTTCTGCCAGGCTTTACCGATTTCACCAAAGCCTTTCAGGGCAATACCCACTACCTTATCAATCAGTTTTTCCAGCCCGTTCCACAGTTCGGTTATTTCCTTGCCCGCGCTGGTGAGGAAGCTAAAGAGTGTATCGCCTGCGCCGTCCCACAGCAGGGAATCCAGCAGCCCTTTAATTTCGCCTTTCAGGTTATCGAGGAATTGCAGTGGATCGGTGAACAACATCACAAACGCATCCCACAGCGCTAATACTTCCTCTTTCGACGCCTGGAGGAATTTATTCAGTTCGGGGAATTTCTGCGCCAGTCGCCCGGTTATGCTGTCCATACCAGAGAAATATCCCACCACATCGGCAACCACCAGCGCCAGCGCACCAAATGCGGCTACGGCAAGCAGGATCGGCCAGGTGGCTGCGAGGGTCGCAGCAGCAGCGCTTATCATGGCGGGGAGATAGTACGCCGTCACTATGCCCCCAAGCGCGACAAAGAACTGCGTAAAGCCCTCCCTGTTATCGCTGATCCACCCCGAAACCTTGTCCCAGGCATCAAGCAGGTTTTCAAACACTGGGATCAGCGCCGTGCCTACCTGTGTTTTGACGTTATCGAATTCCATTTTCAGGGTGCGTAACTTCTGGTTAAAGCGGTCTGACTGCTCGACCTGTTCTTTGGTGATAACACCCTGTTCCTTCTGCTTCTTAATCAGTTCTTCAACACCGATCTTCCCTTTACGCAGCAGTTCAATGGTGCTTTCGTCCAGCCCCACCATTTTTCCCAACCGTTGCGCCCGGAAACTACTCATACCGCCAAGCACACGGCTGTAGCGGAGTAATGCCGCTTCGGGATCGCGAAAGCGCTGCGCCAGATTGCCAATGGTGCGGGTAAAGGCTTCCGCATCGCCGCCGCTTTCCGTTACGGCCTTTCGCCAGGCGTCGAGTGTGGAGACATTGACGTTCATCTGTCGCGCCTGCATTCCTAATGCGCTGGTGGTTTCGGCGGCACTCAGAGCCAGTACCTTAGCCCCAGCCAGCGTCATAGTGACGCCAAGCAGCCCCGCCGCCGATTTAGCCAGGCTCAGAAATGAAGTACCTAACTTCTCCGTCTGCGCATCGACGCCGGACACAGTGCTTTTAAGCTGTTCCGCTTTCTTCTCGCTTTCGCCCAGCCCTTTATCCAGTGCGGAGGCATCCGATGCGAACGTGTAATAAAATGCTTCTAACAGGCTCATGCGACTTTCCTCTGTTGATGTTTTTTTGCACTCCATTATCCCACATTAAGGGATGAAGTGAGTTTTTATTGCGATTTGTAAAACATCACTGGCATTGAGTCTGTTATGGTTTTTTTGCTGCCTGACTGCGCTCACCTGCAAGTGCCTGTGCAGTCGTCTCTCTGCGATTGTTCATCGCAGCAAGGGTGGCTTTCGCCATTATTTGCTGTTCAGGTGTCACTTGTCCGCATGGCTGGTCGCGTAAGTCATAGCGCAAACCTCCAGCCGCGACAGAGCGCAGGTAGCGTGGTGTTCGGGTGAGTGCTGCCAGCGCCCAGGCAACGTATTTGGGATCGACAGATAAGCCCTTAACAACCATATCGGACTGAATATCTTCACGTATACCCACTTTGAGCGGCTTGACGTTACGTGGGCGAAACAGCCCCGGATAATGTGCGGCAATTAACTGAATATGCTTCGACTTCCAGCCACCAGCACGGGAGGGTGATTTTTTCTCTTTACCTGCTCCCGGGCATGGGTTGCAATGCTGCTTTTGTAGCGATGGTGTCATTTGTTCGGTGAATGGGATCATGCTCTGGCTCTCTCAATATCAAAAATTGTCATAGTATGGCGGCGTCTGGTCAAAATCCTCTGGTTGCTGTGGGTTCATCTGCTGTGCTTCCTGTTTTTCACCCTGATTCGGGGCGCTGTGTTTACTGGCGGTGCTTCTGCCCGGCCTCACCGCTTTCGCGCTTACAACCGAATCAGCCACCACCTGATAACCGCTTAACGTACTGCCATCCTTCGCCGTCCACTGATTGATCTGCATGGTGCCGGAAACACTGATCAACTCACCTTTGCCGTGACGCGCCAGCGCTTCGGCCTGTTTGCCAAAGGCCACTACGCCCAGCCAGAAAGGAGCCTCTCCGTTCTCTGTGTTATGGCAGGGCAGAGATACCACCATGCGTCCGAATGTCATTGCGTTGCCGTTGCTGGTGGTTTTGCTTTGCACATCGGCCACCAGCCGTCCGTATGCTGCTATCTGAGCGGTCACGTTTTAATCTCCCCTGCAAACTGTCTGAAACTTTTTTGTATATATAGATAAAAGTGGACGGGTTACACGGGTTATCGGGTTATCTTTGCTTGCTAAGTATTTTTTTGTGTTTAAATTCATTGTATTAACATTTAATAAACACAAAATCGTAACCCGCTTTAATACCTGCGTAACCCGTTTTTGCCATATTCATAACCCGTTTTTATCTTCTCCGTTTGTCGGAAGGTAAAAATAGTCACGTAGCGTTACGGGTTATTTTTCCACTGAAACGGGTTACAACTGCCATTAAACGGGTTACACACGGGTTATATGAACCCTTTAAAAATAAATACTTAACAGTAAAAAACCATCAATAACCCGTGTAACCCGTTAATTTTTACCTCGCGTGTGAATTTTTTATTCTGGCTGGTCGCTTTCTTCCTCTGGCGAGTACATCAACACATAGAACGTGTGTTGCTTACCCCCCATTTTCCTGAGCGCCTTTTTCTTGAGCCTGTCGCCTCCCGTTTCCAGCATTCCGGCCTGAGCCAGTGCCTTTGCAAACTGTGTAGGGTTGAAACCCTGTGCTATCTCTCCGTCAAACACTGCTGGGAACGTGTAAAACCTGAAAATATCCGTGTCATTTCTCATGCTTCCGGTTCTGTACCCGGCCAGTTCCTTAATCGGTAAATCCCTTTCATCACTGTTTGGATAGGGCAGATAGCGGCTGAATCCGTGTGTAGTAAGAAACGCTTCACACTGTTCAATAATCTGCTGGTGCTCTTTATTACCCGTACCGAATACGGCAATCCAGGCGTTATAGCTGTGCTGAATCGCATCCCGGCACATCTGCTCATCCCAGCCAGTAATAACCCGCCCCAGCAATAACGCTGCTTCAAGTACGGCGAACCGTGCCGCCACCCGGTGAACCTGTTCACCGTAATCTGGCGGGATCAGTGAACGCCAGCGACTTTCTGCTACCCGCACTGCCTCTGTCGCCTGCGTCTGGTGGTCGGCCAGATATTTAATCCATTCCCGACCGGCAGCACCGTAGTTATTCTGCCAGGCATCTTTCAGCGCATCGGCATGTTGCTTGCCATTCTGGTACTCATGGAACTGAACAGCCTTACTCAGTGGAATATTGAGCAATCGCACCAGTTGACCCGCTTTGGCTTTCTTCCCCGTGCTGGCGATGAAGGTTTCCATATCCATCTCACCCGTGCTGATCGCTATTGTGCGCCAGCGTTTTAAATCACGGTTGCCGCCATCTTTGGCACCCTGGAGTTTTCCCACGCCGTTAAACAGTGCATAGGCAGACTGCGCCACACTGTGAGGATCAACACCCTGTCCGACCTCATCCAGCGGCATCAGGGCGTCATTATGGGCGGCGGCTTCATTTGCCAGTCCTAGCGCGGTGCCGTACCACGTCAGCCGGAGTAAGTCAGGGTTTCCGTAGAGACTGGCAGCGACATTGGCTGTGGTGGTTTTCCCGGCGCTGGACTGTTCATAGAAGTGAATCCCAAAACCGTCCGAACCAGACAGCCCGATCAAGGGTGCGGCCAGCGCGGCAGCAACCCCGGTTATCATGGAATAGTTGCCAGCCGACAGACGTGCAACGCTTTGCTGCCATCCTTCCACTGTTCCCTGAACGGTATAACCCGCCGCCGCTGAACTGCGACCGCTGAACAGTACCGGGGTTGCAGGTGTACCGATAATTTCACCATCCGGCATAATATATGCGCCGCACTGCCAGCCGGTAGCCTGTGCCACACGCCAGATTTCACGCGGTCCACTTCGCTGTAGCCAGTCGGCCAGTGTTGCCCGTAATGCTGTTTTTGTGGTGACGTTAACACCACCTGCTTTCAGGGTTCGCCATCCTTCACGTTCGCCAATATCTGCGAGTGGAATCGCTGCTGTGGTTGGCATGGTTTCGCTGGCAGAGCACCAGCGCAAAATCAGATATTGATCCCTGTCGTCCCTACCTATACCGATAACCTGCAGCGGTGAACACAGCCAGGATTCATTGTTGATAATCTCGCCACTCTCTTTGTCCACCTTCGGAGTTAACCAGAAAACGCCGTCCTGTCGGTTTTCAATACGGGGTTTCAGTGGATCACGTTCTTCGCTGGCCTGTTTTATCCTGCCACCCATTCCAGGTTGTACTGACATAGGTTTGTCCTCTGGCTGGTACAGTGTGGAGCAAAAAGCCCGTGTAGCCGCTTCCAGCCCGTTTTGCTGGCGGTAATCATCCCAATCCGCTTTATAGTCTGTCGGTGGTAGTGCGACCCGGCCAGATACCGCGATGGCGGCTTGCTCTGCGGCCAGTAGCCCGGTGTTCTTTTTCAGCTTGCCATTCTGGTCACACTCTCCCGGCTGGTGGTGATCGTTGTCGGCGGCAATAATGATTTCAGCCTGTGGGAATTTTCGGCGCATAACCTCGGCTACAGGCAGAAGATTACTGGCGTCAACTGCGGACACAATCAGCGCATCAGGGCGGATCAGACTCAGCGTCAGTGCGGTTGCCAGCCCTTCGGCAAGAATCACGCACTGCGGTTGTTCCGGTGCGCCAGCGACACAATAAAATGCCCCTTTTTTGGTGCTGTCTGTAACGTGCCGTTTTTCTCCGGTTGCGGTAATGGTCTGTGCGCCCGTAACTGTGCCGGACTCATCCACCAGCGGCAGAACTAATACGCCATTGTTAAGCATCGGGAAGGTGAAGTCGTTCAGCCCTCTGGCTGTCAGGTAGTCCGGTTGCCCTGGCACAGCGTCTTTGCAAAGTACGGTATAACGGCGATTGAATCGCTGGCGTCTGTTTTCCCGCCTGATAATTTCCTGTTGCTGGTGTTCCTGCGCCCGGCGCTGGTTATCGGCTTTCCGTTGTGTCTGATTCTGGCCGGGGGAATCACTCCCGTTCTCCTGCATTTGCGTGTTAATACCCAATACCCCGGCAACCATTTCGGCAGCAGTACCCACCGTAACGCTTTTCACCCGTGCCACCAGATCGAGGCCGTCACCGTGGTTAGGTTCATCACACTGGCGGCAGTGCCATTCACCGCCGCCGTGGTCGTCGATAAAATGAAAGCGGTCTTTACCGCCACAGGCAGGACAGGCACCGTGCCTGCCTCGCTCCGGCACAGTAACGCCACACTGCGGCAGCAGGATTGACCAGCCCCCGGCAGAGGCGCGTTTTACCTCACGGATCAGTGCCAACCGGCTACGCATGTTCACCCCCATGAAATAAGGTGAATTCTTTCAGGAAACGGGCGGTTGGCACTTCACACGGTGACGAATATCCGTCACGGATAAATTTCACGCGGTGAATACTGGCTCCGGCCACCGTTACATTATGTCCGCGATTGTCCTTCCAGCACTGGCCGGGGTACGGAGTAACAACGCTGTTGTCATTTTTTGGGTGAGTCTGGCCGCTGGCAGTTAAGCCAGAATTTTTATTTTTCATCGTTATTCCCCGATTTTTTTCGTTGGTGTGACCGCGAACCCAGCCGCACGGGCTACTTCAATGAATGCTGTAAGAGAGGCGATAAATTCTCCTGGCTGTATCTGGCAACAGGAATCAAGTTCACCATTCATAAAATGGAGAACAAGCCTACCGGAAAAATTAGGGGAGATATTCAGGGCATCATTCAGTTGTGGGTTACACATGACACACCTCACACACAGGCAAACGGCCAGCAAACAACAGGATAAATCGATCAGCCAGCAAAGAACGGGCTTCGTGTTCACTGGTGGCGATGATTTCCGCACGGTGAGGGTGGGCTTGAGGGTTGGCACGTATAACGGCCAAAAACAGAAAGGTGAAGCGCTGCGGCGCTGTGGTATGATTTCTCATAGCTACCTCGATAGTGCTTTTATCGTTGGTGGTAAGACGCCTCGTTAGTGTTCCCGCACTACGGGGCGTCGTTATTTTGTGTACTGCTTGTGCCTTACCTGTGGATAAGGTGAACACCACCAATGTATAACTTAGTGAACACCACTTCAAGTGTTTTAATATTTTTTTCCCTGTGTATACTGAACACCACCTAATGCAAGGAGTAACAGTAATGGCAACGGGTAGGAAAAATAATCGTTCTCTGCAAGTTTCAGTAAGACTTCCCCTTGATGATTTGGAAGAGATCGAAAAACTAAAGAGTGATGGCGAAAGTATCGCAGGATTTCTGATTGCATCCGCAAAAACTGAAATTAAGCGTAGGCAACGTAATAAAGCAAAACTGGATACTTCAGAAGGTTGATTCTGATCTAAAAAAGACCAAAGGGTAGTATTCACAGTGCTGCCCTTTTTTATTTTACATCCACCAGCAGAACAGTAATTAATTCTGGTGAACGGAAATATTTTATTTTGTCTGGTGACATAGGGGTATCCGCTCCGGCAAATACCAGATTCTTGATTAAGCATATTTCAGACTCCAGTTAGTCGCCGGAAGTGGTATCCGGGTACAAGGTAAGAATTTCGTTAATTTCGCATTGTGTTAATGGCTGGTGGCCGTTCAGAATGGAATTACGATTAACCAATTCAATCACACTGATAACATCTTTACGGCTGGCAAAACGATAGCGGTAATGTGAACCTATCCCATCACCGTTAGGTTCATCGATTCTTTCAAGAATAAAATTAAGCTGGCGCTCTAACTCAGTGGCATAATTCCTGCCAGAAGAAAGATGGCAGTAACGTAGAATTTCATTCTCAGTAAAACCATTCACGCCAGAACGCAGCATATAGAGCCTGGCTCTATGTTTTTTGGGAACTGGCTTATCTCGCTGGACTGCGGTAAAATCACAGCCATCGGCACAGTAGTACGATTCAGGTTGATGTTTGAAGCGCCCTTTATCCGGGGCGTTTTTTATTTCTGGCATATCCCACCTCAAGCAGACTGACGCACAGATGCCAAGTAAGCATCGAGATCGGTTTTCATGTAGATCGTTTTTTTACGACCGACTTTGTAAAAGGGTATTTTTACACGGCCTGAACTGTGCCAGTTCGCCAGCGTTCGGGGACTAACGCCGATGTAATCCGCCGCTTCCGGGCGAGTCATTTTCTCATTTGTAGATCGTAATACGCTCATAGTGCTTCACCGTGTTAGTTAGGTAATGACGGTGACGAGTATCAACGCTTAAAAAATCCCAAGTAAGAGGTATATAAGCTATACACACTACATATCAGATATGCACATTGCATAGCGGCTATACCCCCGCTAAGGGAAAACAAGGGAGAAATTTTTGTATTTCTCTGGTCGTGGTGGAGTGATGCCAGCTTTTTTTATCCATCTCTTCAAGGTGCTTTCATCCACTTTGCCGGGATAATGTGCCATGATACGCCGTATCATTTCCTTTTTGCTCCCACAAGGGTTATGGCTCCAGGTTAAACTTATAACCTCCATAATCTCATCAAAATAACGATTCCTTGGCTTAGACGCAGACTCACTATATTTATGCTTAATTGCCCCATCCATTAAGGTATTGATTAGCAGGTCTGAATCAAAACCAGCCCTTGTGTATCGGTATCCAATTTTAGCCAACTGTTCCGATGTGTTTTTGAATCCGAGCAATCCTAAAATGACCGTAGCTTGTTGTATTGTGTTCGCTTCCCAAGATCCAAGCTCATCTTTTGTAGGAATGCCATCAATCTTTCCTCTAAGTGAATCATAGTTTTCATCAATTAACCTTGCCTTTTCTATACGTTCTTCAATTGAATATTTATCAGTTTCTTTATCGTAAGAATCGGGAAATTTTAATTCTTCCATTTTATGGAAAATATATTCATTGTAATAAAACAACTTCTCTTTTGCTTCATCATCCAAGCGTCCCAGATAAGTCATATTATCCCCTTAATTATTTTGTGAGTTTAAAATTTCAAAGATTAACTTTCTTTTTTCATCATCAGAAAGAGAGGATATAGCTGAAATTAAATTATTATCCATATCATTTTTATTGTTCACAATTCCGGCATGTTCCAAAATAGAGCGTTCAATTTTCTTGGCTGGTTCCTGCAACTCATCAGCAGAAAAGTGCAAATACCCTTGAGTAACATCGGCGCTTCGTAATGTGCGGTGGTTCATAAGTCGTTTAAGGATGTAGGAACCAACCCCTACCAACTCAGCCACACTCCCATATGTACGCCGCGCATCATGGCAAGTAAATTCAATAGGAGATTCAGTGCCATTATAAGAGGTGGCTGAACTTATCAGGCTGATTACCCGCCGAGGTTCTTTAATCACACCACCTTTAGCGCCAGGGAAAACATAGGGTTCGTTATCGCTGCGTAACGCCTTACGATTGTGAAATATGGTGTAAAGAGTGTCAGTTATTGGCAATTCCAGCGGATCGCCATTCTTGGTTTCGTCTATCCAGAAATAACGGCCACTTAGGTTTACGCGCGACCACTCCAAACCGAATACCTCAGAACGGCGTAATCCTGTAAATAACGCCACGTCCAGCGCATCACATACAGCTACAGCAAAATCATCCCTAATGCTGGTGGAGTGATCCCTAACACTAGAAACGGATGCCAGCCAACGGGAAAGCTCATTATTGCGTATGCGGCTTGTTTTACGGGTTATGCCATGCCATTTCCGTTTACTACTCAACACCATCGTTGGTGGGTCGGGTAACAATCGTATGCCCTCCGTATTCCGGTAATGATCATGCGCATACCGATATACGGCACGAAGCACCCGCGCCCACAAATCGGCCTGAGCCTTACTCCCCGAAGCAACGCACGCACGCTGGGGCTTATTACCAAACCACACGGCACCATCTGTGATTGCTTTATGCCTGTTTTCCACTTGGCCGCGATCTATCGAAGCAAGTGACTTTTTAAGCCAGTCACCCGAAAAGTTTGTAAGAATGCCTAAATACTGTTTTTCTGTCGCTTTCTTAATTCGGGAGCCACGCGATTTCACATACTGATAAAAAGCATCTTCGAGCGAGATATTCCGATGAGTATCCTCACGGCGGGTATCATTCGGATTCTTCCCGGTACGAACCAGTTGGCCGAGATGATCGGTTGCCATCTCTCTGGCCTGGTCAACAGTCAAATCAGGGAACTTACCCAAAGTAACCCGGATAAATTTATTGTCCCGGTACCGCGCTACACAGAATGATTTTACCCCGGTTGGGGTAATGCGCAGACGTAGCCCCTGAACAACACTGTCAGCAAACTCCAGACGCTTGATAGGGTCAGGCGTGATTGCCAGAATTGTTGCTTTCGTAAATCTAATGGTTTCCAAGCCTCCTCCCCGCCCCGGGGATATGCCGGGGATATTTTACATAGGTAATCATGGGTAATTTTAGGGCAAAATGGGGAGGGGGTAGTAGGAATAAATTACTGATTTTTCTATAACAAGTAAAAACAGTGATTTAAGTTACTCAAAACTCATAATCGCTTGGTCACCCGTTCAAGTCGGGTAGGGGACACCAAACAAATCAAGGAGTTAGATGAGAAATCATCTAACTCCTTTTTCGTTTTATTGGAATCGGGTCAGGTAAGGAATTGCCTCCCTGCCCTCTTCATCTCGCTGCCAGCATCCCTGGATAGTGCTTCGCCACGATATCATTCATCTTTTCTGTAAGATCGCACCGCTTAAAAGTGATGTGCGCTGTTCCTTTCTGAAAGTAACGGATACTGAAGAAATCATCTTCGTAAACATCCTTCGAAGGGTTGTCACGAATATGCTCCATCAATCGAATAGTAACATCGCCACGGTTATCTGGTATCGGTTTACCATCCAGCAGAAATAACATTCGTTCCAGGTCCGCTAATTGATCCCGCCGCCAGCCCCAGTTTAAGCTAAAGCCCCAGCGGCTATGCGTCACCAGATTGTTGACGATGATCTTTTTACCAAAGTTGCAGGGACTATTGGTTTTGTAATCCCATGACAGACCTTTGAACACGTTGATGATCCCGCGCTCAAAGACATCCAT